GGGGAGGTTAGAGAACAGTACACTACCAAATAAAACCAAAAACTATGACGTTTTTATACCGTACTCAATCGTGGAGTAGTACCCCACAACACCCTAATCAAGATATGATTAACCTTTGGAACCATGTTGCTGATAAAGCCAACTGGAGAATAGTACAACTACCAAATGGATTTTACCAAACAGAATATAAAGATATAAAGGATCAAGACACATGGATTGATGTTACAAGAAGAGAAACTATAGAAGGTGCAGAATCTGCTATAGATGGATCAGTGGAACATTATGCTAAAAAACTAGAATTCCTTAAGGGTCCAAAAATCGTAAAGACATTTAAGTAAAAACCAATTTAATTTAATTTAATCCAATGAATGAGACAATAGTAAAGCATCTTAGCTTCGGTAAGGATGCAAAAAGTAAAATATACGAAGGTATAGAAAAACTCACTAGAGCCGTTAGTTCCACTTTAGGGGCTAGCGGTAAGTGTGTAATAATGGAAGACGACCGAGGAAATCCACAGATAACTAAGGACGGAGTAACAGTAGCTAATTCAGTTATATTGTTAGATCCAGTAGAGAACATGGGAGCTAAACTCCTAAAAGAAGCAGCAAGGAAAACAGTGACAGAAGCAGGAGACGGAACGACGACTGCCACGGTTTTAGCGCATGCAATACTAGAAGAAGCTTATAAAGCGCAAAAATCGGAATCGCCGCGGGAGCTAAAAGAAGGAATTAATTTGGCTGTTAACAAAGTGGTGCAATATCTTGAGAAAGTAGCCTTACCAGTACGAGGTGAAAAAATAAAACAAGTAGCCACAATATCAGCCAATAACGATGCAGAACTAGGTCAATTGATAAGTGATGCATTTAAAGCTGTAGATGAGACCGGGATCGTTATGATGGAAACAAACGATTCTCCGGATACAGTTATTGAAAAAATAGAAGGAGTACAATATGAAGCTGGATTTCAAAATTCACATTTTGTAACACATAAAGATAGAGATACAGCAGAATTAGATAATCCGGTCGTTTTAATATTAGATAATAAAATAGAGAATATTAGGAAAATACAAAGTGTATTAGAATATGTTATACAAGAAAAAGAATCTTTATTAATTATAGCTGATGTAGATCCCCAAGTAATGACTGCATTAGCAATGAACAAAGTAAAAGGTAATATTAAAGTAAATATTATAGATGCTCCTGTTCACGGAATTAACCGTAAAGAAATTTTAGATGATTTAGCAGCTCTAACTAATGCAACAATAATTAATGAAAATCTAGGAGATGACATTGATTTAATAAGTATTGATGCTTTGGGTAGGTGTAAGAAAGCTATTAGTAATAGAATAGAAACTATATTACAAGTAGAAGAAATGTCTGAAGAAGTAGATACACTAATAACTAACTTACGCGATAAAATAGAATCAACATCTAATACTAATTTAAAGTTAAGATACGAAAAAAGATTGTCAAGATTAACTGGAAAAGTAGCTATTGTAAAAGTAGGTGCTAATTCTGAAGTTGAACTTAAAGAAAAGAAAGATAGAGTAGAAGATGCTATTTGTGCTACAAAAGCCGCGATTAAAGAAGGTATAGTACCAGGAGGTGGTATTGCTTTGCTAAATGCAGCAGATCATATAAAACCTAAATCTCCCGCAGAAAAGATTTTATTAGAAGCTATTAAAGCTCCTTATAAAATAATTTTAAATAATGCTGGTATAATAAATTATGAACCTCCAATAGTAAAAGGAAAAGGATTAGATGTGGTTACAGGTAAAACGGTGAGTATGGTAAAGTCCGGAATAATAGATCCTTTACTAGTTACTAAAAGTGCTCTACGTAACGCGGCTTCAGTAGCTACTACTATTTTATCCACTGATTGTGTAATTAACAATGTGAGAGCATGAGAGCGGTTGGAAATTATTTAATCATAAAACCTATAGATCCAGCTACTGTAGAAACAACTGGAGGATTAATTTTAGGGAAAAATCAAAGAAACGATATAAGATATCAAGAAGCTAACGTATTGAGTGTTGGAGCAGAAGTAAAAGGAATAAAAAAGAAAGATAAAATATACTTCGATATAGCTAGTGGTAACTTAATAGAAATAAATAAAAAGATATATTCAGTTATAAGAGAGTCTGACGTGATCATAGTTTTATGAGAAAATTAACTCCTTCTGACTTAAAAAGTTTAAATTTATTTAAACATTATAGGATTATACGTAAATGGGCCAGTAAAACATGTAATATTAAAGAGGCAGACCTTGAACTATTAATGTATTTAGATGCTTTAGATTTATTTACCAAACAAGATTTTAAAGAAGGAGTGTATTCTTATAGTTGGGATAATAGAAGATGGAACAGATTATTAAAAGAAGATTGGATAGTTGTTTGGAGAAAGAGAAATAGAACAACCCAAAAATATCACATTTACAAAACATCTTTTAAATTTAAACAACTATTAAATAGAATATATAAAATAATTTTAGGGGAGGAAGATATTCCTACTACACAAAAAAGTAATAAAATAATGAAGGGTGACAGCTACATGAATAAGGTTTTAAGTCATTCTATTTTAAACATAAACAAAGATAAAACTAGATAACATGGCTTACATGAAAGACAGATCACTTAAACAAATAGCTACAAACATTATTCCTCAAGGAAATGTTCCAACTGTTCCACAACAGTTTCAAACAGGAAGTTATTATCCACAAGGAACTACTAATACTCCACCACCTATGGGAGATGCATTTGTAGCAGGACCACAAGGTCCCCAAATATATAATAATCAAATGGGGATGGGTGCTCAAATGGGTACTGCACCTATTGCTCAAACAGCTGCTGATAGTACAGGTACTACTATGGCTGGAATGGGAGAAGGTCAGTTTGCAAATCCTTATTGGAAACAAGTTGCTACTAAATCAGATTCAACTTTTAAATCTAAAGGAATAAATCCAGCAGGTGTTACTTTTCCTAAGTCAATTCAAAAATCATTAATGACTGAGGGATCTACTTCAATCCATAAAATTTATGGAGCAAAAGGTGAATTAGAACAACAATACGGGATTTCCAAAGAAGCCTCAGAAAAACATATGCAAAAAGTAGATTCTACTTTAAATGCACAAGGAATAAATTTATTCGATTAAAAAAAAATAATTATGCCAACAGGATATAAAAACAACCAAAGACCCGCCGGTGTGGCTAGGCCAATGCCAGGTGTGGACAACTCAACTAAAACAATGGCTGGAGATAAATCAACAACTGTCAAACCAGCTTTTAAGATTAAACCACAGGTTTACAAGGGTAACGCTGTACTTAGAGCCCAGAAGTAATGGGCTTGGATGATCTAAAGTTATATTGTTTAAATATAACTTCGTTCACTATTGCAAGTTTCGATTGGTTAGAACCCGTGTTAAAAATAACTTTACTTCTAGTAACTATTGGGTATACTGTACATAAGTGGTGGGTTATGAAGAAAGGAAAAAATGAGGCAAATAAATAAAATAATTGTACATTGTTCAGCTACCAGGGAAGGTGAAAATATTCCTGTAGAAACCATTAAAAAATGGCATGTAGATGGAAGAGGATGGAGCGATATAGGTTATCATTTCTATATTGACATATATGGAGAAATACACAAAGGTAGAGATATAGCCAAAATCGGGGCTCACGTAAAAGGACATAATAGAAATTCAATAGGAGTTTGCTATTGCGGAGGCGTAGAAGCAGATGGTAAGACCCCGAAAGATACTAGATATGATTGTCAAAAAGATAGTTTATTGGCAGTTTTAAGAACATTAAAAGCTATGTATCCAGAAGCTGTTATACACGGCCATCGAGATTTTTCAAACAAAGCATGTCCATCTTATGATGCGACAGAAGAATATAAACACTTATAACATACACAACATGAATAGAGATGACAAAGACATGATGCATAATAGAGAATTAATTTATGATGCAAAAGGTCAATTGCATAAAGCTGACGAAAGATATAAAAAAGGCGATAAAGGTGCAAAGAAAGAAATGATTCACGATAGAGAATTAATACACGATGCTAAAGGAGAAATCCATAGAATCGATGTTCAGAAACATGGTTTTGAAGCTTCTGCACATAAAATACATAAACATATGAGACATTAACCATGGCATATAAAAGAATGAATTCTCCATTACAAAAAAGATTAACTACAAAAGAAAGAGACAATATGTCTTCAAGTACCTTTTGTGGACCAGATAGATCTTTTCCAGTTCCAGATTGTGACCATGTTACAGCAGCAAGGAGATTAGTTGGAAGATATAAAGGTGAAGGAAGTAAGGAAAGTATTTTAGCTTGTGTATCAAAAAAAGCTAAAAGTTTAGGTTGTAAATAAAAAACATTATTATGGATAAAATTAAGAAAGTAGTTATGTCTCCTTTGTTTGCGAGTGGATCATCCGCTCTTATAGGAGTAGCGTTAATAGCAGAAGCACATCCATTATATGCTGGTATAGCATTTGGATTTGGAATAGCAAAATTTCTACAAGCTTTTAAATCTAGCGTGTGAGAAATCTTGGTGACAAAGTACATAAAGTAATGAGAGTAAGTGGGGTTCACCAGATAACAGAAGCTATTATGAATAAAGCAGGTAAAGATTGTGGTTGTAAAAAAAGACAAGAAGACTTAAATAGATTCAGTAACAAAATTGTAGATAAATTAACTAGTAATAAATGAGTTTTAAACTTACCCCTCCTTATAAAATAGATTGGACCTCAATATTTAGATTGGGAGATGACGAAGGTGAAGGTATTAATGGTGTTACTACTAATTCAGGAAATATAATAATAAATAAAAATATTTGTGATTCTGATCAATTAAATAATACTATCAGTCATGAAGCTGTGCATGTTGACCAAATTAAAAGAGGAGATATGCATTACGATGATAAGTATATTTATTGGAAAGGTAAGAAACATTTAAGAAGTAAATTACAAGAAGGTGATAAAAAGCTACCTTGGGAACAAGAAGCATACAAAAAAGAAAAACCTATAAAAAATAAAAAATGAGCAAAATGAAAAGCCATGGTATGTTCCAAGATAGAAATACTATGGGAAAAAGAGCAGTGTCTCAAAAAATGGGGGAAATGTTTCCTCACAATTTACCTAATCCTGAAAATCAATTATATACAGATGGTAGAGTAATAGATGCAAATATGCAATCCTCTCAATATAGAGAAGCTGATATGTCAAGTGCTGGAGTGCATCAAGACTATTCAACTGTAACCGAAGCTGTAGATAATCCAGATGCCCACAACAAAGTTGATTGGGGTGGATTAGGTGTTGAAGGAGTTAGTGATCAAACTAGTGCTATAAAATGGAGAGATGCTAATAAAGGTACAGAAGGATATGACAAAAATAACCCAGTGCAAAGTGCTATTAATACTAGTTTATCTAAACCCACTTCTAAATCCACTACAACTCCACCAGTAAAAACAACTAAACAAGTAAAGAAAACTGCTAAGAAAAACTATCCATCTGGATGGGCTACTCAAGCAGTTAAAGACTCTCAATCCTTAACTGATCCAAGTAAAAAAATTAATTATTTAGCTGCCACTGGCAGATCTCATCATCTATCCGGTAATACAACAAATGCTATGTTAGTGAAAAAAGAAATTGGAAGCATACTGGAAGCTAATAAAGGAAAAGGAATATTTATTGAAGATCAAGGACAAAGAGCTTGGTATAGAAACCCGTAAATAATGAAAAAATCTAAACATGGATATAAAAGAAATTCTCCAGATGTTAACAATGAATTTAACATTATAGAAGGATGTCGTATAACTATGAAAGATGTAGATTTTAAAGTTTTGGGTATAGATAATAATGGTTACGCAAAAGTAATGTATCCAGGTCATGATTATCATTTTCCAAATGCAAAATGGGTTAAAGAAACGCCTATAAAATGAAGGATAAAAAAAAGAAAAAGTTTAGAGATACTAAAGTAGGGATTTTCTTGAAAGATAAAGCCCCTACTATTTTAGATACTGTAGGTGAGTTTTTACCAGATCAAGGAGGATTAGGTATAGTAAAAAACCTTATATCAGGTGATAGTACTATTAATCCTAAAGATAAAGAAACCGCTTTAAAACTTTTAGACCAAGATATAGCAGAGATGGATAATATCTCTGATAGATGGAATAGTGATATGAAATCTGATTCATGGCTTAGTAAAAATACTAGACCAATGACACTCATTTATCTAACTTTATCCATGACAATATTTATAGTATTAGATTCTACAGTTATACTAGAAATAAATACAGGTTGGGTTTCTTTATTAGAAGCTTTACTTATAACGGTTTATGTAGCGTACTTTGGATCTAGAGGCGCAGAAAAAATAACAAAAATTAAAAAATAAAATAATGGCATCATTAGACCAAGAAAACATATATTCACCTAAAAGAACTATCAGTGGAAGTATTCCTGATAATGCTAGAATTATGGGCCATGCTTCAGTGGACATTAATACTTTAGGTTTAGGTAATCAAATCCCAGGTACAGGTAGTCCTAATAGAGGAGCTGCATTATACTGTGGACAAGCATATACAAGTATTGAAGTAATTTTAGAAGGAGATGTAGGAGAAGAATCGGCACCAGGCGTTCAAAAAACTACAACTTTAAATGGTATCGCCGCGGGATCTTTCTTACCTATATTAGCAGTTCAAGTTCAAGCAACAACTCCAGCTATTGGTAGCGTGGGGAACTTAGTAGCATTACTATAAGTTATGTGGATAGGTATAGCTAATATAATACCAATAATAAATAATCTACCTGGACAAGGTTCTTCTGGACCATCTCCCCCTACTATTTGTTATATTGAGTTAGAAACATCAGGTGGAACAGACTATGTAGAACTAGAACCAGTTGCGTCTACTGATGTAATGGTATTAGAACTGTGTGGAACTCCTCCTACTTCTAATGTAATAGGTCAAAATGGTACCGATAACTTAATAACACAAAACTCAGAACCAATAATAATACAATAACATGGCAGATAAGAAATTCTCCGATTTTACAGTACAAACAGATTTAACAAACATTGATGGTTTTGTAGGATTTGATACTACGACTAATTATAGTATAACTCCAGCATTTCTAGAGGCTAGTTTAAATTTAGATAATTTTACTACAGGTAAACTAGCTATTGCACAGGGTGGAACTAACTCTATTACAGCTCAAGCAGCTATTGATACATTAACAAATGTAGCAGGAGCTACAGCTGGTGATGTACTTACAGAAAGCGGTGGAAATGCCGTGTGGCAAGCGCCTGCAGCTGGTGGTACATTTAAATGGGGTGCTGATTTTTATTGTGACGATCAATTTGATACTGCCACTCCATCGGCAACTAAAGGACCAACTTTTAAAGGTCTGTATTGGTCTGGAGCAGGAAGAGCAAACGCAAATTCAGGGGCTTTTTATTATCCTTATATAGTTCCATTTGATAGTACTATAGTTGGTGTTCAATGGTTTTTTCAATCTAACACTATACTAAATATAGCAGCACTAGAATCATGCGATTTAAGATTGTATAAATTTACTAATGGAATAGGAAGTGATCTTAACGATCAAAGTATTAATACTAACTGGACTGATCAAGGAAGTTTAGGTATAACTTTTACAGGTCCATATGCTGCTAGACCAGGTTTAGTAACTAGTGTGGTATCATATGCTATGACAGCTGGAGATATACTTTTGATAAGAATGGACGAACCAGTTGGTACTATTGACCCAACCACCTTCGATAGAACTTTTTGTCAATTACTTTTTGAATCAACTTAATAAAATAAACAATAATGGCAAACGAAAAATTTAGCGAATTTATAGTAAAAACAGATCTTACAGATTTTACAGGATTAGTAGGGTTTGAGACAAATACAGCTAATTACTATATAACTACATCTAATTTCTATAACGATTTAGAAGCCAATTTAGATTTAACAGATTTTACTACAATAACTGGTGGAGCAATTGGTGATGTATTAACAGTTGATGGAACAGGTGCAGCTTTAGAATGGTCAACTCCCGCGAGTGGTACCGTAACTTCGGTGGCAGCTAGTGGTGGAACTACAGGTATGACATGGAGTGGTTCTCCTATAACAAATTCAGGTACTTTAACTTTAGGTGGAACTCTAAGCGCTGGTCATGGAGGTACTGGATTTACTGGACCATCTAATATTGGAGATCTTATTGCGGCTAATACAGCTTCTACTTGGACATCTATTGCTGCAGGTACAATTGATTATGTATTAACTTCATTGGGACCAGGTATATTGCCAATATGGAAAGCAGCATCTGGCGGTGGTGGAACTAATAGATGGACAGTTCAAGGATCATTCCAAGGTTGGAGAGAGAATCAACTTGCATTAGGAGTTCCTATGGCTCAATTTTTCACCGGTGGTGGTGGTGCTGGAGGTCTTGACGATTTAGGATTTTGGAGAGCACCATTTGCGGTTACTATAGAAAACATCTATATGACTTGGGCTTATGAAGTTAATTATTCTGCCCCAAGTGGTGGAGCTGTAAGTGTAAGCTTATATAAAATAGCCGCAGCAGATTGGAACAACACTAACTATCCAGATGTAATTGGAGACTGGGGGCTTCCGTTAATGACAGGTACTATTCCAGGTACAAGTCTAGGAAATGATTATTGGGAAGATACTTTTTCTCTCGGAGGTACAATAGCTTTATCACCTGGAGATTATGTAACTATAATGATGCACACTAATCCAGGTACTGGTGGAAGCGCTCCTGATGCCGCTATATCATTACAAATGGTAATTACAGAATAAAACAAATATAAATTAAATTTAATCAAATGAAAATTAAAGAAGAACAATTAACTAAAATTAAATCACAACAAGAACAATTAAACAATTTAATAAACCAAATTGGTATATTAGAAGCTAACAAACATGGGTTACTCCATGAAATGGCTGGAGTAAACCAAGATGTAGAAAAGTTTAAAAAAGAATTAGAAGAACAATACGGTGCTGTTAATATTAACTTAGAAGATGGTACTTATACTAATATTGAAGTAGACCAAGCAGAACCAGCATTAGCAGAGTAATCATGGATACCGTTATTAGAAAGATCAGTATTGGATCTGATTATAAAAACGAAGCTATGCATTATTCTTTAAGTCAACAAGTTTACGGAGGTCATATTATTTGTGATATATTATATGAAGAAGAAGATAGCTCATATAATATATTCATTAAGAAGAATGAAGAAGTTATTCCATGGAAGAAGTTTAATTCTAATATGGCTATTTCTGTAGAATACGACTTAGAATATTAATGCAAGCTTTATATAAATTCCTCGTTGAGCCTATTGGAGAAAGATATAACAACGTTATACAAGTAGGTGATAAACAACTTATTATCAACACTAAAATAGAAACGTTTAAAGCGGTAAATAAAGTAGCTAAGGTAACACAGATACCTAAAAACATTATTACTAATATAAACGTAGGAGATATAGTTATTATTCATCATAATGTCTTTAGAAAATTCTATGACATGAAAGGTCGAGAAAAGAATAGTAAGTTATATTTTAAGGATAATAAATATTTTGTAGAATTAGATCAAATATATTTATATTACCAAAATAATAAATGGAATACTTTAGGAGATAGATGTTTTGTTAAACCCTTAGCGGATCAAGTACAGAAAGGTATACTAAGATATAGTAACTCTCATTTAAAGTCCTTAGGAATAAAAGAAAATAACATTGTCTATTATAAACAGAGCAGAGAGTTTGAATTTGTAGTAGACAATGAATTATTATATTGTATGAAATCAAAAGATATATTAGTGAAAGATGAACGTCAAGGAAACGAAGAAGAGTATAATCCAAGCTGGGCAACTAGCGGTGAAAGAACTAATAAAGGTTGCTCAAGAACCGATTGTGGACACGGGCGAAGATGTGTCTGCGGATCGATTAAAGAATGCAGCTGCAACAAAAAAGTTGGCAATATTTGATGCATTTGAAATTCTTCATAGAATAGAAGAAGAAGAAAACTTATTAGAAGGTATAGTTAAAGAAGAAAAGAAAGAAGAAAGATCTTTTAAAGGTTTTGCCGAAGGGAGAAGTAAATGAGTAACGATCAAACACTTTGGAAAGAAGTAAAAGATGTTGTAAATCCTTCTATTTTAAAAAAAGAAAACCGTTTAAAAAGATGGAAGTACGGTTATAATGAAGATTATGATTTTATAGTAATATCTAAAACAGGTAAAATTGGACAAGTTATTGAGATTCAGAATCTTCGCATTGCATTACCAACAGCAGATGAATGCTTTAAACGAAGCGAAGACAAAGAGAAGCAATATTGGGAAAAACAAGAATATCCCAAAGAATTAGCTAGAATTAAAAGTAGATTTGACTGGGAGGAATATCCAAATGATTTTAAAGAAAACTGGTACGACTATATTGACAATGAATTCAAAAAACGAGACGAGGGTTATTGGTTCTATAATAATGGTAATCCTACTTATATTACTGGTACTCATTACATGTACTTGCAATGGTCAAAGATTGATGTCGGATCAGCTGATTATAGAGAAGCCAATAGATTGTTCTATATATTCTGGGAAGCATGTAAAGCTGACACCAGATGTTATGGAATGTGTTACCTTAAAAACAGACGGTCTGGTTTCTCCTTTATGTCATCGGCAGAACTTGTTAACCAAGCAACAATATCAAGTGATGCAAGATTTGGTATATTATCCAAAACAGGAGCTGATGCTAAAAAAATGTTTACAGATAAAGTTGTTCCAATATCCGTTAATTATCCATTTTTCTTCAAGCCGATCCAAGATGGTATGGATCGCCCTAAAACTGAATTAGCTTATAGAGTACCTGCCTCAAAATTAACTAGAAGGAAATTAGATGATAATGTTAAATTAAAGGAATTAGCAGGACTTGATACAACAATTGATTGGAAAAACACGGGGGACAACTCTTACGATGGTGAGAAATTAAAAATATTAGCACACGACGAATCAGGAAAATGGGAACGACCCGACAATATATTAAACAACTGGAGAGTTACAAAAACTACATTAAGATTAGGCCGAAGAATAGTAGGCAAGTGTATGATGGGCTCAACTTCAAACGCGTTAGATAAAGGTGGAAACAACTTCAAAAAATTATACTATAATTCAGACGTTACTCAAAGAAATAGAAATGGACAAACAAGTTCGGGACTCTACTCTCTTTTCATCCCTATGGAATGGAACTTCGAAGGATTCATGGATACTTTTGGATCACCTGTATTTTTTACACCAAAAAATAAAACAATCGGAATCGATGGTCTCCCAATTACAGTCGGAGTCATTGAGCACTGGGAAAATGAAGTAGATGGATTAAAAGCTGATCCGGATAGTTTAAATGAATATTATCGTCAATTTCCTAGAACAGAGCAACATGCTTTTAGAGATGAAACTAAAGATAGTTTATTTAATTTAGTAAAAATTTATGAACAGATAGATTATAACGAAGATATAAATAATAGAACAAACATTACACAAGGTAGTTTCATGTGGAAGAATGGAGTCAAAGATACAGAAGTACAATTTGTTCCTACTAGAAATGGTAGATTTAAAATATCTTGGGTTCCACCTAAAAATCTCCAAAATCGAGTAATTATAAAAAATGGGGTTAAACATCCTGGCAACGAACACGTTGGGGCTTTTGGGTGCGATAGTTACGATATTAGTGGTACTGTTGATGGTCGCGGATCTAAAGGAGCACTTCATGGTTTAACTAAGTTTTCTATAGAAGATTCTCCTCCTAATCATTTTTTCCTAGAATATATTTCTAGACCTCCCACTGCAGATATATTTTTTGAAGATGTTTTAATGGCTTGTGTTTTTTACGGAATGCCTTTATTGGCTGAAAATAATAAACCTAGATTACTTTACTATTTTAAACGAAGAGGATATAGAGGGTTTAGTATTAATAGACCAGATAAGATTTGGAATAAATTATCTGTAACTGAAAGAGAGATTGGTGGAATACCTAACTCTAGTGAAGATATTAAACAAGCTCATGCAGCAGCAATAGAAGCATATATCAACGAATATGTAGGATTACTAAAGGATGGATATGGAGATATGTATCACCAAGCAACTTTAGAGGATTGGTTAAATTTTAATTTGAATAATAGAACAAAACATGATGCATCCATTAGTTCAGGGTTAGCAATTATGGCTTGTAATAAAAACAAATATAAACCCAATGCAGAAAGAATTATAACTCCTATGAATTTAGGTTTTAAAACCTATGATAACACAGGATACTTATCAAAAATTAATAGATAATATATGAAAATTTACACAAATAGTCATAGTGCATTTCCAGATCAGGTAGTACCAGACGGGGAAAAGGCTACGTGGGAATACGGATTAAGAGTAGGCCGCGCTATTGAAGGTGAATGGTTTTGGGCTGGACAAGGTAGAGATAAATTCTATCAAAATTATAATAATTTCCATCAATTAAGACTTTATGCAAGAGGAGAGCAATCTATACAAAAATATAAAGATGAATTAGCAATTGATGGAGATTTATCATATTTAAATTTAGACTGGAAACCTGTTCCAATATTACCAAAATTTGTAGACATTGTTGTTAATGGAATTTCTCAACGTACATTTGATATAAATGCTTTTGCTCAGGATCCGGTTTGTGCTAGGCAAAGAACTGAATATGCTGAAGGTTTATTAACAGACATAAACGCAAAAAGCTTTTTAGAACAAGTTGAACAATCTCTAGGTGTTAATGCTTTTAATGCTGGCGATAGAGATAGTGCTCCTCAAGATGAAGAAGAACTAGCGGTTCATTTACAAATGGATTTTAAACAAAGTGTAGAAGTTGCAGAAGAAGAAGTTATAAACCAAGTATTAGATAAGAATAAATATGAATTAACTAGAGCTAGAATTAACTATGATTTAGCAGTTTGTGGAATTGGAGCATTAAAAACTACTTGGAATGAATCAGAGGGGATAGTAGTAGATTATGTAGATCCTGCACATTTAGTTTGGTCCTATACAGAAGATCCTAATTTCCAAGACTTATGGTATGTTGGAGAAGTTAAAGGAATTAGCTTATCAGAACTAAAGAAAGAATTCCCTGCTTTAACAGCAGCGGAATTAGAAGAAATACAAAAGTATCCCGGAAATCAAAATTATATAAGAAACTGGAATGGTAGACAAGATAATAATACGATTCAAGTATTATATTTTGAATATAAAACTTATACTAATCAAGTTTTTAAATTAAAAGAAAACGCTTTTGGATTAGAAAAGATATTAGAAAAGCAAGATACTTTTGATCCACCAGCAGACGCTTTAGGTTATGGAAAATTAGAAAGATCTATTGAAACGTTATATTCAGGAGCTAAAATATTAGGACATCCTCAAATGTTGAGATGGGAATTAGCTAAAAATATGACTCGTCCTATAGCTGATACAGTTAAAGTGAACATGAATTACGCAATTTGTGCTCCAAGAATGTATAAAGGTAGAATTAATTCATTAGTGAATAGAGTTACAGGATTCGCTGACATGATACAATTAACCCATCTTAAACTTCAACAAGTTTTAGCTAGAATAGTGCCCGATGGTGTATATTTAGATGTAGATGGTTTAGCAGAAGTAGATTTAGGAAATGGAACAAATTATAATCCTAAAGAAGCGTTGAACATGTATTTCCAAACGGGTTCTGTTGTAGGTAGATCTTTAACACAAGATGGAGATGTTAATAGAGGTAAAATACCTATACAAGAATTATCAAGTTCTAATGGTATGGCTAAAATGCAGTCATTGATCCAAACGTATAATTATTATTTACAAATGATAAGAGACGTAACAGGATTAAATGAAGCTAGAGATGCTAGTGTTCCTGATAAAGATTCTTTAGTAGGTTTACAAAAATTAGCCGCTGCTAATTCTAATACTGCTACTAGACATATATTACAAGCTGGATTATTCTTAACACATAGAGCATGTGAAAATATATCCTTAAGAGTTGCAGATTCATTAATGTATCCTACAACTAGACAGTCGTTACAAAATAGTTTATCTAATTATAATGTAGGAACATTAGACGAGTTAGCAGAATTAAATATTCATGATTTTGGAATATTTATAAATCTAGAACCAGATGAAGAGGAAAAAGCTCAATTAGAACAAAACATTCAAATCGCTTTAAAAGAAAATCAAATATACTTAGAAGACGCTATAGATATTAGAGAAGTTAAAAATTTAACATTAGCTAATCAATTTTTAAAGTATAGAAGAAAAAAGAAACAAGAACAAGATCAAGCTACGCAGAAAGAAATGATTCAAGCTCAAGCCCAAGCGAATGCAGAAGCTGCTGAAAAAGCTGCTATGGCCGAAGTACAGAAACAACAAGCATTAGCTGAAACTGAAGCTCAACTGAAAAAAGTTGATATGGAACTATCATTACAAAAAATGCAAGTTGAATTAAATCATAAACTTAAAATGGCAGAAGTGCAACATGGTTATGATCTTCAATTAAAGCAAATGGATGTAAGTCAAGCTGGAGTTAAAGAAGATAAAATTGAACAAAGAAAAGATCAAAGAACAAGAATACAAGGAACACAACAAAGTCAAATGATAGCGCAAAGAACTAATGACAGCGCTCCGGTAGATTTTGAAAAAGGAGGTGGACCAGGTCAAATCCCACTAACATCAGAAGATTTTATGGCCCCTTAAATTATTAATTATTATATTATATTATGTCAGAAGAAGTAAAACAAGAAGGTGAGTTCAAGGTGAAGAAAAAACCAGGACGACCTAAAAAATTAAATAAATCAAAAGAAGAAAATACTGTAAAAGTAAATCTTAATAAAAAAGAAGAAGATGCCATTCCTGAGTCAGAAACAACGAGGGTTGTGTTATCGCCTGATGGAGAGAGCAAAGAAGAAGGGAAAGAATCCGAAGTGGAATTGCAACCTATGGGAGAAACACACACCGAAAAACAAGAAACTCCCCAAGAGAGTAACGAAGAAGAAGTAATTGAAGAAATAGTAGAAGAAACAAAAGAACCTATTAAAGAAGTTACACCACCAATAGTACAAGAAACTCAACCTGAACTTCCTGAGAATATAGAAAGTTTAGTAAAATTTATGAAAGACACAGGTGGAACAGTGGAAGACTATGTTAATTTAAATAAGGACTACAGCAATGTAGATGATAATATAGCATTAAGAGAATATTACAATAAGACTAAACCTCATCTTGATTCTGAAGAAATTGATTTTCTATTAGATGATAGATTTTCATGGAATGAAGAAGAGGAAACTGAGCGAGAAGTTAAAAAGAAAAAACTCGCTTATAAAGAAGAAATTGCCAAAGCTAAGAATTTTCTTGAAGCTTCTAAAAGTGATTACTATAAAGATATCAAGTTGAAATCAAATAGTAATGTTACACAAGAACAACAAGAAGCCTTAGACTTTATCAATACATACAAACAGAGCCAAGAACAAGCACAAAAGCTACATGGAACATTTAAACAAAAAACTCAAGAATTCTTTAAAGGAGATTTTAATGGATTTAATTTTAATGTTGGAGAAAAAGAGTTTAGATATAAATTAAATAATCCTAATGAAGCTGCTAATCGCCAATCAGATCTTAAATCCGTTTTTAAGAAGTTCTTAAATGATGATGGGAGTGTTCATGATTACTCAGGTTATCACAAAGCTGTTTACGCTGCTGCTAATGCCGACAACTTAGTTAAACATTTTTATGAGCAAGGTAAAGCCGATGCTGCTAAAGATATTATAGCTAAATCTAAGAATATCCAAGATGGGAGACCACGATCAACCTCAACAGGGGATGTGTTTATTAATGGATTAAAAGTTAAAGCCATAAGTGGTGCAGATGGTTCTAAGTTAAAAATAAAAAAAAGAACATAACTTAAAAATTTAAAATTATGAGTTTAAATCCAGCGTTGGGTCCAAATTTGGAACCAGCTCAGAAGCGAATGGCGTTAGCCACTAACTATTTGTCTTTTACAGATGGGGATAACGATTTCGCACAGCAATATTTACCTGAGCTCTATGAGCAAGAGGTAGAAAGATATGGTAATAGAACTATTGCCGGATTCTTAAGAATGGTTGGCGCTGAAATGCCAATGACATCGGACCAAGTTGTTTGGTCTGAACAAAATAGATTACACGTAGCTTATGAAACGTGTGAAGTAATAGATGATACTACTATTAGAGTAAGCATTGATCCTGACGTTAGTGCCGCTGGCGGTGCTGTTGGAAGCAAAGAATGTGCTATTAAAATTAACAACACTTTAGTTGTTTATGGAAATGGGACAACTGGTGCTGGTCAAGGTAAGACTATGAAAGTATTAGTAACAGCTGCTCCTGGTAATTACCAAGGTGGTGGTGCTGGTGTAACTAGAACATGTGATGTAACTGTTGCTTGTTATGAAGCGAGTGGTTTAACCACAGGCGCTGCTACTCCAGGTGAATTTGATGGATCTGGATCTTCAGGTGGATTAAATTCTGCTGTTGCAGTATTCGTTTATGGTTCTGAATGGGAAAAAGGGTCTAATACAGATGCTTTAGCTTCTATTGAGCCTGATTTCACACAGTTTAGTAATTCTCCAATAATCATAAGAGATAAGTTTGAGATCAATGGATCTGATACTGCTCAAATTGGTTGGGTTGAAGTTGCGACTGAAGACGGAACATCTGGTTTTCTATGGTATTTAAAATCTGAATCTGAAACAAGATTAAGATTTGAAGATTATATGGAAATGGCGATGGTTGAAGGTCAATTAGCCACTGCTGGTTTAGGTGCAGGTTCTGTAGGGAACATTGCTCTTGGGAATGCAGCTATGAGTGGTCAAAAAGGTACGCAAGGTTTATTTGCTGCTATTAAAGATAGAGGTCATGAATATCAAAACTTCGCTGGTACTGGCGGTGGTAATGATGCTTTAGATGATTTTGATTCTATTTTAGCTCAATTAGATTTTGAAGGTGCTATTGAAGAAAACATGATTTTCTGTAATAGATCTTTAGCTTTAGCAATTGACAATATGGTTGCTAATGTAAATGGATCAGCTCAAGATGGAGTTAATGGTGCATCTTATGGATTATTTGAAAATGATTCTAATATGGCATTAAACTTCGGGTTTGATGGTTTTAGAAGAGGTTCTTATGACTTCTATAAAACTGACTGGAAATATCTTAATGATGCTTCTACTCGTGGTTTAGCGAAAGATATCGAAGGTGTATTAGTACCTGCTGGTACTTCAACAGTGTACGATCAAATGTTAGGTTCTAATATTAGACGTCCATTCTTACACGTAAGATATAGAGCTTCAGAAGCTGATGACAGAAGACTTAAGTCTTGGGTTACAGGTTCTGTAGGTGGAGCTTATACATCATCTTTAGATGCTATGGAAGTACACTTCCTATCTGAAAGATGTTTAGTTACTCAAGCAGCTAATAACTTTATGTTATTCACTACTTGATAAATATCAAACTGCTAGGGTGCTTCGGCACTCTAGCTTTTATTTAATTATATTATATTATGGCAACAAAAGAAAAAAGAAAAGAAGAAGATGGTTGGGAAATAAAAGATCGTCTTTATCATTTGGTAAATAAGAAACCTTTAACATTAAGATTGAACTGTAAGCATAGTAGAAGATCTCCATTACTTTATTTTGATGAAGAAAATGGTGAACAAAAAGAATTGAGATATGCTACGAATATGTCCTCTCCTTTTGTGGATGAGCAGAAAGGAACAGCAACACTAGGACATATTGTTTTTAAATCAGGAAGGTTATATGTTCCTAAAGAATCACAAAATTTACAAAAATTATTATCTCTATATCATCCTAGAAGAGATAAAGAATATAGAGAGTTTAAACCTCAAGTAAGAGCGGCCTCTGATATTGACTATTTAGAACTAGAAATTGACGCTTTAAACGTAGCTAGAGATTTAGATATAGATCAAGGAGAAGCTATTCTTAGAGTAGAAGTTGGATCTCGAGTCAGTAAGATGAGTTCTAAAGAACTAAAAAGAGATTTATTAGTATTTGCTAAAAATAATCCTAAATTGTTCTTAGAATTAGTCTCTGATGAAAATATTCAATTAAGAAACATAGCTATTAAAGCTATAGAAGGTCGTATATTGAAACTATCACAAGATAATAGAACAGTAAGTTGGGCATCTAATGGAAGAAAATTAATGACAGTTCCATTTGATGAAAACCCTTACTCTGCTTTAGCGGTGTGGTTTCAGACCGATGAAGGTTTAGAAGTTTTTAAATCAATAGATAAAAAACTCTCTTAACATGTAATTATAATTAAGGCGGCCATAGCGCCGCTTTTTTTTAAAATATTCCTAATGGCTATAAATGTAAACGACGTATATCAAACCGTCTTATTAATTCTAAATAAAGAACAAAGAGGGTATATGACTCCTTATGAATTTAATAAGATAGCTACACAAGTGCAAAGAGAAACTTTTGAACGTTATTTTGATGATTTAAATATCTATGCGCGCACACCTCAAACAGAAGTAGAATATTCTGATCGATTAAAAAATACAGAAGAAAAATTAGAAACTTTTAGAACTTCTAATTATCCACTTTATTCTAATGGAGGTTTTGATATACCTAGTAATTTATATAGATTAGGTGGAGTAACTTTTAGGGATTTTCTTGAAATTCCAGGTTCTCCAGGAAACTATAACTTCAGCAGTTCCTATGTTGAAGTTCAACAATTAGATCGTCATGAATTTAATTTAGTAACTCGCTCTAAATTAACTGCCCCAACAAAATCATTCCCATGTTATTTATATGAGAATAATAAACTATTTTTAAGTCCAAGTACTATAAACGTTGGATCGATATTAAGTCCTGACCAAGACGGATGTATTTTAATTGATTATATTAAAAAACCTAGTAATGTTGTGTGGGGATATAGTATTGGTAATGTTGGTCAATATATTTATGCTCCTCCAGGAACTAGTGGAGTAGTAATACCTAGTACAGGTTCAGTAGATTTTGAGTTGCATAATTCAGAACAAACCGAAGTTGTTATAAATATATTATTTTACGCTGGAGTAGTAATTAGAGATCCTCAAATAGTACAAGTTGCTACACAGAAAATACAACAAGAAGAACAATTAGAAAAATCATAAAATATGGGATTAATAACTGAAACAAACGCTCAATATTATTCTGGACAACAAATGTTCACTGTAGGAGCGACTCCACAATATATTTTTGATGTTACATTTGATACTCCATTAGTGAGTGCTTATGATATTAATGGTACAGAAATAGCACCTACTTCTAACTATAATGTATTTGCAATTTTTGCAGGATTATCTCCTATTCAATTAGCTCAAAATACTTCTTATATCTCTGGACCTAATGGTTCACAAATAACTATTCCCGATTTGAATGATCCAGGTACTATAAATTACCAATTAATTATTCAATTGACCGAACCTACTATTGGAACAAATTATGGGAGTTATGAATATATAAGTTTAAATGATGTTGTAGATAACTTTTTAGTTGGATATGTAGGTCCTGATAATATTATTCCTAGAGTAAGAAGAACAGATGTGTTATTTCATGCTAAAAGAGGTTTACAAGAGTTTTCTTATGACACATTGAAGAGTGTAAAAGAAATGGAATTAAATATTCCTCCAAGTTTATCTGTACCTTTACCACAAGATTATGTTAATTATGTTAAAGTGTCATGGGTAGATGGTAGTGGAGTCGAGAGAATAATATATCCAACTACATTAACATCTTATCCAACTGAACTTCCTATTCAAGATGATAAGGGAATTCCCACTCAAGACTCTTTTGGAAATAATATAGAAGCTTCTCAAGCTATTATAACAGAAAGATGGAATTCTTTAAAAAATAATTGGACTACAAATTGGCAAAATTATCCTTATGGAGATTATTTTGGATATTATCCAACTTTAAATTGGTATGGACGTTTATATGGTTTAAATCCAGAAACAGCTCAACAAAATGGCTGGTTTGGTATTAATGAAAGAACAGGTACTCTTTCTTTCAGTAGTGGATTAACAGATGCTTTAATTACTTTTTCTTATATTTCAGACGGTTTAGCTAGTGATGCTGATACTAAAATTCCTAAAATGGCTGAACAAGCAATGTATATGCATATTGCTTATAGCATATTATCTACACGGAGAAATATTCCAGAATATGTAGTTCAAAGATTTAAAAAAGACAGAAGTTCAGCTTTAAGAAATGCTAAAATAAGATTGCAAAATATTAAATTAGGTGAATTTACTCAAATTATGAGAGGTAAATCTAAGTGGATTAAACATTAATTATGGCAGAAATTAAAAATACATTTATAAAGTCTAGAATGAATTCAGATCTAGATGCTCGTTTACTCTCTAATAATGAATATAGAACTGCTAGAAATATAGCAGTAAGTCAATCAGAAGGAGAAGGTGTAGGTAGTTTAGAAACTGTTTTAGGAAATGTATTATTAGAAGATTTTTTAGATAGTGAATGTAATGCTAAGATTATTGGTCATTATTGTGATAATAATCAAAGTAATATATATGTATTTTTAACAGATTATATAGATAGTTCTCCATCAGGTATAGCACGTCAAACTCCTAGTACTGCAACTTGTCAAATTTGGGTAAAAAATATAAATACCTCTCAAAAAACAAAACTTGTAGAAGGTAGTTTTTTAAATTTTTCTTTAAATAGTCCTATTACAGGGATAAATATAATAGAAGATTTACTCTTTTGGACCGATAATAGAAATCAACCTAGAAAAATTAATGTTAAACAGGCTAATGCTAATCAAACATCCACACCAACTTATTATACAAATGAAGATCAAATTTCTGTAGCTAAATACTATCCTTTAGATCCTATATTATTACATCAAGAATATTTAACAGGGTATAGTATTATTGATGATGGCTGTGATGGATGTACTGGTATTGATCCTTCTGTTTATAAACAATATGCTGTAGATGGTGATATTTTACCTACAACAACTAATGGAGATGGAACAGGGATGACAGTAGTTATTATTCAAACTACTGGATCGGGAGAGGTAGAGGTTATTAGAATAGAAAATACAGGCATGGGTTATACTGATGGAGATAGAGTTTATATAGCGCCTAAAGCTGGAACTTTAGAAATTGAGTTAGAAATGCAAGTTCAATCCACTATGAAAGATACTTGTACTGAATTATTACCTAACTCTACCACTATAGAAGCTGGAAATCCTGCTCCTGCTACTGAAACAGTGACTAGTGGATCGCCATTTGATGTTACTTCCAATATTCCTAGTTATTACGTAGGATGTAAAGTAAAGTTGTTGCAAGGTGGAGTAGATGTCACCCCGGAATCTGGAGCTACTTTAACAGCAGTTGCTGTAACTCCAACAGCGACTGTTACGTGGGTAGGTGATCCAGCAACCCAAAACGTTGACGATGTTGTATTAGCCGTAAACCCTGATTATAATTCTAATTGGCCTGGTGATTGTGAATTTTTAAAAGATAAGTTTGTAAGATTTGCTTATAGATTTAAGTTTGATGATAATGAATATTCTTTAATATCTCCCTTTACTCAACCCTGTTTTATTCCTCAACAAAACGGATATTTTATTGACGAAAATGAAGATCAAGAAAATGCATATAATAATACAACTTTAGAATTTTTTCAAAACTTAGTAACTAATGTAGATTTAGTAATTCCATGTCCTAAACTTTTATGGAACAACCTTAGTGATATCGACGATATATTTTCTAATTTGACAGAAAAAATGCATGTTACTGATATTGAAATAATTTATAAAGATGATAATGAACTTACTTATAAAATTGTAGATTCAATTTCTACTAATGAATTTTCTCAAATAAGTGGATCTACTTTTATATATAGTTATCAATCAACTCAACCTTATAGAGTTTTACCTGAATCTGAAACTACTAGAATTAGTGATTCAATTCCTATTAGAGCTTTAGCACAAGAAGTTACTGGTAATAGAATTATATATGGAAATTATGTAGACAAACATAGTTCATTAGAATCTCTTGATTATGAAGTTGTAGCAACAGATAAAACTAACAGCAACCTTCAGCAAGAATATCAAAATCATACTTTAAAACAAAATAGAACTTATCAAGTGGGTGTAGTTTTTTCAGATAGATACGGGAGACAATCCGATGTAATACTGTCTAATCCTGCTAATGAAAACACTATAGTTGGATATAGTAGAGATACAGTATCAAATGAGTATAAAGAAGGAGGATTTAGTAGTAGTTCTGATCTGATAAGTCCTACCACGCCTTATGGATGGTTTGGTGATGTTCTTAAAATAGCATGGAATAATGTAGTTCCTTCAGTTAGTGACACCTCAGGTTATCCTGGTCTTTTTAACGGATATGTGTATAATCCTATTCAAAATTTATACGGTGGAACTGGATATGCTTTAGGATCTTACACAGATATGGCAACTACAGGTGGAAGCGGTAGTGGACTTACAGTGGATTATATAACTGATCAAAACACAAAAGGTGGTCCATCAGCAATTGGTCAAATTTTACAAGTATCTATAAGTGACGTAGGTGTTGGATATCAACAATATGATTTAATAACAATTAGTGGAGGAGGAGTAGATGCTACTTTTATATACAATCCTGAAATAACTTCTAATATATTAGGATGGTACGGATATAAAGTAGTTGTCAAACAACAAGAACAAGAATATTATAATGTTTATTTACCTGGAATAGTAAATGGATTGTTAAGTACTGCTGGAGCAGGATCTTCAAATCAAGCTACAATTAGTTTATTTGGAGACAATATAAATAAAGTACCTAGAGATCAAACAGATTTAGTTCCAGGACAAAAAACTTATACTTCTACTACAGATTTAGTTTTAAGAGTAGATAATGTTGTTAATAATAATGAGCAGTTCTATCCAGGAACATATGTTGAAAAAGTTGTAAATTTAGGGGAATTAAGTGATTTGGGTATACCTTTAGATAGGTATTCTCAACAATCTAGAGCAGCAACTGCACTAAACGCTTATTTAGAATTAGAAGGATATAATGAAGATATTCAACCAGGAATGGCTGTTACTAGCGTTTCCGATACAGGTGTGCCTAAAATAGTACCTAGTGATGGATTATATGTACAAGCTTCTTATATTGATGCTGCTTCTCCAGGCGATGGTAAAATTACTTTAAATGACGTAGTACCCCTTAGTGGAACTGTAGTTGCTACAGATGTTATAATTTTTTCCCCACCCGGTATTATTTACAACTCTGGATCAAATCCTTTAATTGGAGTATTAGCGACTAATACAACTATAGGGGTAGAACCTGATAGTAATTTTACTGTTAATCTATCTGTAGCAGAAACGGATCCTGTGAAATCTAATTTAAATATTTATTGGGAAACATCTACAGCTGGATTAATTAATGGATTAAATTCAAATATTGTTGAAAACGCGGATGTAGATAGTTTTGCAAATATAAGTAATATTGATATAAACTTCTCAGAAGCCACTCCAAGTGGAACTGTTATATCTAATTCATTTTCCGGATTAGATTATAGTAACCAACCTTTGATAGATCCTAATGCTACATGTCAATTATTAAGTGTTACAGATCAATCTCTTCAGCAAGTACTCAGAACTAGTGATTTTATTTTAACTGGATCTCTTGGGCAGTTTACCATTAAAACAGCTACAGATTTTTACTGTGGAAATGATACTGGCGCTTATACTTTTAATTTTGTAATAAAAATGACGATAAATGGAATAATTCACTATAAAATTGTCGTGGCTCAAGTAGGAAATGGAGATCCTTATTATACTGACTCTAGCGGGGTTCAATTACTAAATCCTCCATCTACTACTATTAACAACTTTATGCCAGCTGGGGGTTGGAGTAAAAATGGTTTAGTCGCAAGTTTCTGGAGTAAAAATGGAAGTATTTCTAATAGTTTAGATCAACAAGAATTAACATGGCGGATATCTAGTGCTATAATAACTCAAATAGAAAATAATCCAGATCCTGAATTTCAAGGTGGTTCTAATAGCACTGATCCTGATGATTATTCTTTTGATGCATACGATCCATGCGTAAATTGTAGTGGCGGTTCTCTTCCTTGGCAACTTTGTGTAGGAAAAGATGTAACAGGTTGGTATAGATTATGGCCACTTAGTGGACCTGCACCTTCTCCTTCTACAATTTATGGCGGTACCGCTCAATTTGATCCATTCTTAAGTTCTGATAGTTTTACCTCTAACGGACTCATTAAAGGAGCTATGTTAGTAAGTAATATACATTCACCCTCCCAAGCAATAACATGGACACAAACTGATGGATTCGTAAGTGGCTATGGATTTTTTAACTTTTTTGATGATTACTTAATATGGGGAGAAGATCTTATTACTGCACCAACCGGAGAATCTTATGTATCATATCCTGAATTATGTATTGATTTACAAACTACAGTTCAAATAGAAGTTATAGATGGTGCTGGAGCAGTTTTAACAGGGTTAGAATATATTATTAATTATAAAAATACTTATTAAATATGGCTTATACTGAAGAAGTAAAATACTTTAATTCGTTTTGGTTAAAAAAAGTAGAAGATGTCTCAGGTGATGCAGTGTGGCCAGGGGTACCTTATAATGACGCAGATCAAAGTGAATGGCCTGTATATCCTAACGCTGCTACTATATCTTCTAATAATTGGTACATAGAAGAATGTAGAATTAAAGGTGGTTTTAATGAAAGTTTTTATAATCAAGGAGCAAGAGCTTATATAAATGAAGAAAATATTATACAACAAACTAGAGGTAGTTCATTAATTCATTCTGGCATTTACAATTCTCGAACTGGTATAAATCAAACTAACGTATTTTCATTAGCAAATCCTATTACAAAATCTTTAGATCCTCATAATGGTACAGTTCAAAAACTAATAGCAGAAGATACTAACTTATTAATATTTCAAGAAGATAAAGTTAGTCAAGCTTTAATAGATAAAGATGCTATATACTCAGCAGAAGGAAAACCTTTACAAACAACTTCCAATGTGGTTATAGGACAAATAGTACCATATTTAGGTAGATATGGAGTAGGTAAATTTCCTTTTTCTGTAGCTAGATTTGGATTTAGAAAGTATTTTGTTGATCCTATAAGAGGTGTTGTGTGTAGATTATCTAGAGATGGTATAACAGAAATATCTAATTACGGAATGAAAGATTTCTTTAGAGATCAACTTTCTTTAATTAATACTATTACACGTAATCATTATGAAAAATGGGAATTTTATAGTGCTGACGTAAGTCCTGCAGTTAATTTAACAGAGTTTTATGTTCTTGGAGATATTTGTAAGATACCTATAGGTAGTAAAATAACTAATTTAACAGGTAATATTAATATAGAAACAAATTCTACTGTTATACAAGTAGAGGAAGCAGGATCTCCAAATATAATAAAAGTGACGGTAGATGTGCCTATAACACCTACTGCGGAAGGTAATTTTAAATATTCTTATAAACAACAAATAATAGGAGGATGGGATAATTGGAATAAATATTATACTACGAGTTTTCAGTCAGTTCCAGCGTGGTTAAATAATGATCCATACATCCGTGATTATAATACTTTATCTTTTGATGATAGTATTAAAGGATGGGTAAGTTTTTATGATTATAAACCTTTGTTTATAGATAGTATTAAAGGAATAAATATTACTTTTAACAATACAGAAGTTTGGCAACATTACAGAGGAAATGATGATAATTATGTTAACTTTTATGGATATACCAATGGAGCTACAGTTACTTTTATTTTAAATAACAATCCATCAGTAAAAAAAGTATTTAAAACTATAAACTATGAGGGAGATAATGGATGGTATGTTCCTATTATAGCAAGTAGTCCTACGCAAATGGATAACAGTCTTTCTTATATTGATTCAGCTAATGTTATACTAAGTTATGACGAAGGGATATACACTGATCCTGACACTGGAGTATCTCAAAGATGTGGTTTTGATAGAAAAGAAAACTTATATGTAAGTAACATAGTGAACGGTTCTCAAATTCGACCAAATGAAATTTTAGGTGGAGGAACTATGACTGGAATTAAAGGTTATTATACTACAGTTACTTTAGCTACGGATAATACTACTGATGTAGGAGGTAAGAAGATTTTATGGAGTGTAGGAAGTGAAATAGTACAATCATCTTAAATTAAATCAAATGGAAAAAGAATTGCAAGAAATAAAAGAACAAGTATTGACTGCTCCATTAACTAAAGAAGAGTCTAAACAACAATTTATAGAACTTACTAAACAATGGGATATAAAGCATACATTCGACTTTGATGAAGCTTGGGAAATAGGTCAACAGTTAAGAAGAAGAAAAGATTTTAGGGAAAAAATTAAAGAAGTTGAAAAAGAATTAAGTGAAAATCCAATATCTATGACAAGTGAAGAAATGACGACTGCTAATCCAGTTAAACATTCTTTTGCAGAAGGATTATGCGTGAGAGAAATATATAATCCTGCTAATGAAATATTAATAACTGCAATACATGCTCAATCTCATCCTTTCTTTTTACTTAAAGGCGAAATGTCTATTTTAACACATGATGGAATAGAGCATATAGAAGCTCCACATTACGGAATAACTAAACCTGGAGTTAAACGTGTAATATATACACATACACCATGCAACTTTATTACAGTGCACGCTACTGAATTAACGGACCCAGATGAAATAGTTGAATCTGTAACAGCTAAAACATTTGAAGACCCAAGAATAACTGAAGAAGATATGAAATTAATTAACCAATTAAAACTAACGATATGAGTATGTTAATGGTAGCTGCAATAGCAGCCCCACTAGTAATAGGAGGTATAAGTGCTATTTCTCAAAATAAAAAAGCAAAGGATATGGAGCAGGATGTTATCGATGCAGCTAATGATGTAGAACAACTTATAAATAATAGACAAGAAATATATGATGCATCAGGTGATATTAGAGCTATGAAGGCTCAATTAACTAATGCTTATGCAAATATGGGAGTTGCCACTCAAGCAGCTGAAATGCAACAACAACAAAGTGATATAGCTTTATCTAATATGATGGAAGGAATGATGCAAACAGGAACTGCAGCAAACGCTACTGCATTAGCACAAGCTGCAGCTAAATCTAAACAAGGAATATCAGCTAGTATAGAACAACAAGAGGTTCAAAATCAAAAATTAAGAGCACAAGGTGAACAGCAATTACAGCAGCAAAGAATGAGTATAGAGCAAGCGGCTATTGGAGCGGAACAACAAGCTTGGCAGTTAGCAGAAGGAAGAGAGGTATTTGATATTAATAGACAACAAGCAAATGCTGATTTTTTAAGAAATCAACAGCAGGCATATAGCGACGCGTCTCAAGCTGCTTGGATGCAAGGCGTGAGTGGTAGTACTAGTGTAGCTTCATCATACGCTGGGGGAAATCCATAAGCGGGGACGCTTCTAATATCCCTAATTCTACTAACAATCCTTATTCTTATTACACTCCAGGTTTAAGTATTAATACTATAGATTACAATATTGACGATACCTCTTATGGAGGTTGGACATAAAAAAAACATAACATGGCAACACAACAACCTAATTTACCTAATTATCAATTAAGCAAAGCGCCAGAAACGCAACTAGCGATTCTTGGTCAAATGAATCAAAATCTAACTGCTTCAATGAATAATTTAGTAAAAAATCAAAAAGCTAAAAAAGCTCAAGAATTAGCACTTGATAAAGAAGCGAGAACTGTTCAAAATCAGTTTCTTAGTGAATTTGGCAAAATTGACGGAAGTTTAGTAGGTCAAATGGATAAAGCTAATAGAATATGGGCTAGACAAACCGCTAGTACTTTAAACAAAATGTATACTAAAGCTTATGGATCTAATGGAACTGAAAAAGATAAAGACAACTATATGGATTTCCAATCTCAAGCCATGTATAATATAAAAGTAATAGGTACTAACGCTACTTTTGTAGCTAACAACCAAAAAGCTTTGTCAACTAACCAACAAGCAAAATCTAAAAAGAGTAAGAATTTTGGTTTGTTGAGTGATAATTATATGTATGAAGAAGGAGGTCAAGGATGGTATGAAGAAGGTATGAAATTTCAAAACGGCCAATATACTAGTTTTAGAATGAAAACACTTGACAACGGACAAGTTGAAATGGTTAAGATTGATAAAAACGGAGAAGAAGTAAATACTAACTTAAATGCGAGATATGAAACATATACTAAAAATGGTAAAGATTTAAGTTCCTATATAGTTGGTAAAGATGACTTATTATCTACATATAGTGATGGCCGTTATAAATCTAATATCAAAGCATTACTTGATGCAGATGTAACGAAGCAGAAAATTATAGAATTTGATTCGGGGAAAAATCAATGGACAACTTCACAAACTATAACTTATCCTAGTTTGCAAGACTTAGAAGTAAACAATCCTCAATTAAGTAACCAAATAAACCAAGATTTAAACTCTGACCAAATGCCTAAATTTTGGGCTCAAATGAGACAAAATGAATTAGTAAATGGAGGAGTTAAAGGCACTGAAGCAGGTGAACTTCCTTGGCATTTTTTAAATAGTGTCAATGATGACAAGTTAAAAAAAATGATAGGAACTGCAAAAGAATATGCGGGTGTTGCGGATCCTACTGCAGATGATGGCTGGACAGAGTCAGATCTCCAAGTTGTAAGAGATGGCGTTAATGCAAAGCAGGACGATGCAGCTACACAAGCGTGGTTAGTAGAGTATCAAAAATACAGACCTGAAGGACAAAAAGTTCAGTTATCACAAACAAAAGATAGAGTTGTACGTGAAGGAGCAAATAACACCTATAGTACTCGTCAAAGGGAGAAATGGTCTCATAAAAAAGCAGAAAATTATCAAAATCTAGTTTTACCAAAGGTGGAGAAACTTATAGCAGATAAAGATTTAAACGCTCTTGCTGCAAAAATGCAAGATGCTGATAGGCGTAAAAAAGGTTTACTGTATAAAACCGGAATTGAGTTAAAAAATGACCCAACTTTTGGTCATTCTATTCAACATTTGAATGATAATGAGATATACTCTTACACGTTAAAAGCAAACAACCTTGGAACAATGCCTAAAACAACTAATATAACACCAACTGATTTTGATGAAATAGACTTAACAAAAAATAGAGCCGCTCAATCATTGTTTAATATAATGGGTTATGACCCAGATGATCAATATTTTTATACACAAGCAGGCCAAGACGAACTAGGCACATTATAATTTTTATGGAAGAACTATTAAGAAAATTAAAGGCAAAAGGTTTAGTTGACGCTAATCTTACTTTAGCTCAATTTAAAAAAATGGGTGGAGGAAGTAATGCAAAAGCTTTTCATGATCAGTTATTAAAAGCAAGTGATCCCCTGGTAGAGAATCAATCTTTGTTATCTGATGAAATGAAAGATTTTGACGCATATGTTAAAAGATATGATATAGATACTAGTTTTGAAGTAGATGATACTAAAATTGAGCCTCTTCAAAGTCCTTATCCTGAAGTAGATGCTTCAAGAATTCCTACGACCGACTTAAGTGTTAGTGAAGATGAACAAAATGAAGAAATAACTGAAGCGGGAGATACTTACGGTTTACAGAAATTAGAACAAAATTATCTAAAAGCTAAAACTAAATTTGAAGATGAAAAATTATATGGATGGGAAAATAAGGTAAAACATTTAACGGCAGATTATAATAAAGAAAAAACTATATTAGAAACAGCTCATAATGAAAAACAAGGTTTAGTCAATTTGTCTCCTTATAAAGGTACTGAAACTTCAAATCCTACTCAATTAGTAAAAATACCTGAATATGATAAAACGTTAGATCTTACGGCTCTAGCAATGGGGAAAGGACAAGTTCATAAAAAAATTGGTACTACTACAACTAAAGAAGGAATTCATTCATGGTTATTCCCTGAATTAACAACTAGTTATCTAGCGGGTATATTAGGAAAAGGGGATAATGATGTAAGAAATGCCAATGACTTATGGAAAAGAACCGGAGAATGGGACGCGGTAGATAAAGAAGAAAATTTATTAAAAAATTTAGTACAAGTTCAGTATCCGGGATATAAAATTAATAAAACAAAAAATCCCACTTTTGAAGAATTCAAAACCACTGACTTCAAATTTGAAAATCCTGAAATCAAAACTGACGCATCGGGATTTTGGTCTTCACGATGGATGAATATGAATGGGGAAAGAGTTAAAGTCCAAGGAGAAGAAGTAGAAGTTATAGCTCCTAATGGTGAAACGATGAATATATTCACGAAAGTTGGAGCTCATCAAAACTATGTAGGAAGTGGGACTATAAGTGATGAAGTTGAAAATGCTGCTATTAATGAATTTATTTTAAATCAAAAAATAAAATTAGCAGAATTTGTTAATGTTAATGGAGGCATAGATCTTACGAAAATAAAAGAAGGTAAAAGTAATCTATTAGCTCAAACAGGACAAATACTAAATACTCCTGTTAATGTTTCAGATCCTAGTAAAGGAGGAATAGCTCCTAATTTAGAACAAGCAGAAGATTTGTTATCTGTTGGATCGTATGATGAAAAAGGAGAATTTATAGCTAATCCTGAAGCGTTTTCTAATTACAACACCTTAGTTGTTGACTATATTGTTCAAACTGACCCAGTTAATAAAGGGGGATTGACTCCAGAAATGATTGAAAATCCTAATACCCCTGAAGCCCGAAAGAAAATATTAGAATGGGGACAGAACTTTAAAGATGATTATGATCCTGATCAAGATAAAATGATAACAGCTAAGCAAGACATGGGTTGGCTGACATGGGGTGGAAAGGACCGCTATGTTAAAAAAGGAGATCAATATCCACAATCAATAGATAAATTCGGAGTAGTTAGGAACAATCCATATAGAGGAGAAGAAACTCAATTACCAATGGTAAAAACCCGCGCATACAAACTGCATGAAGATCTAGTGACTAAAGGAAAAACAAGTGCTACTTGGAATGCCCAAACTCCAATTTATGAAGAAGGAATTACTAATTTATCTGAAGCTTTATATGCTATCTCAGGTGCTTCCGGTGTAACTGGAGATGGAGAAGTTAATCCTTATAGAACTGGTCCTCAACAAGTTTATGGACCTGGAAGTATAGTATGGGATAAAACAGAAAAAACTTTACAAAAAGCTTATGAAGGAACAGGATTAACTGTGCCTCAAGATTTAATAAAATCTACTGTAGCTCAACAAGAGTATAATAAAATGTATGATGAAATTAGACATACAAATTTATCAGAATATTTATGGGGTTCTGATAATGATAATTATGCTCAACAATTAGGACAGTATTATAATGTAACTTTAAGAGATAAAAACACTACTGAATCTATGGCATTAATGGCTATAAATGAAGCAGATTTAATAGAGTTTAGTGGGGATAATCCTAATAATATACTTATAGATCTTTTTGAAGAAACATACAATGATCCTACTGGCGAATTTCCTGTTGAAGAGGGACAACAAGTAGTTCCGTTACGTAATGGTAAAAAAGTGAATAAAAATACTTATGACACTTACATTAAAGCAAGAACAACTAAAGAGAATCAATTAAAATCCATGCTGGAAACTAGAAGAAAGATATGGGGATTACAAGATGAAAAAGAAGATTTTGATACAAACTTACATTTGTTAGGAAAAGAATATGACGCGTGGAACTCTAGTTTAGACGCGTTAGGGTTAGGATTTGCAGATATTGGAACAGGTGCTTTATATCTAGTTGGTAAAGCTATTAAGTACGCTTCTCCTATTGCCCCGTTTTACTATGCTGGTGCAGCAGGAGCTGCTATAGATGGTGAAGATAATTTTATGTCAAATTTTTGGAATTCTTGGGATGATCTATGGGCAGATAAGTATGATGATTATGCTAAATGGAAAACCGAGGTCAAAGATCAATATGGAGAAGAAGGTACTTTTCGAGCTAATAAATATGGACAAGGTGGAGCTTTTACTAGTGCTACACATTTTGGTAGATTTGTTGGAATGGAAGTTTCTAAGCAAATACCTATTTTAGCTACAATGATAGCTTCAGGAGGAACTGCAGCTCCATGGGTTATTGGAGCATATTCAGCTGGTCAACATTGGGCAGAAGCAGATATACAAGATTTATTTGCTCAAAAACAAAGAAATGAATTTGTTCAAGGAATATCAGCAGTTGGATATGGTACTGCTGAAGGAGTTTTTGAAGCTTTAACTACGGTTCCTATACTTAAGCGTGGAGCAGCTTTAATGCAGCGTAGTGGAGCTAAAAGTATGTTGAGTTATAAAAACGCAATGAAACAATACTTTAAAGAAAATGCAAAACATATTGCATCGGATCCAATATTAGAAGCATCAGCTGAATTCATGACTAGTATAACTCAAAATGCTATAGATGGAAGACCGTTAATGGAAAATGCTGATCACGCAGCTTTTGTTGGGGGAATGTTTGGTTTTGGAATGAGTACTGGACCTTTTCTAGCTGGAGCTGTTGCAAGACAATTTACAGATTACAATTCATTTGCAGAATTTCAAAAGAAAGAAGAAGAAATAGAACATCAACAAAGAGCTTTAGATTATTTAGCAAAAGATGGGACGTTAAGTGAAGAAGCTTTAGCAGTACAAACAGAAGCATTAGAAGAATTAAAGGCAGATCAAATTCAATTTGTACAAAATAAATTTAATGCAATTCAAGAAACGATGGGTTCACCTGCGTATAATAAATTTATGGAAACCACTCGTAAACAAGCTCTAGCAGCTAAAGCAGCAAATGAAATATTAGATGTAGGAAAAATTGATGGTTTAAATAAAAATGAAGTTAATAAATTATTAACAGGTTTAAAGAGTCAATTTGACGCGAATGGTTTTGCCGCAGATGTATATAAAAATAATGGAAACTTTTCTAATCAATTTTCTTTATTAGAAACTACAGATAAAAGTAGATATGATCGATTATGGCAACAAGCTAGAAAGAAGTTATCTGATAAAAATAAAGGTAAAGTACGTGATGATCAAATTCCACAAGTAGCAGAAGAATTATACATAGGAGAATTAGTAGATGAAAACTATGAAAAAGTAAGTAACGCACGGAAATCTAAAAAGAAAAAGTATTTTAAATTTGATACTAATGGAGAAGCCTTAACATATATAGATGATGTTTTAGAGACTTCTAAGGAAAAAATATTATCTGACAACAGTTTAACTGAAGTTGAACAAAAGAAACAGATAGATGATTTAGAGAAATCTGTAAGAGGATTTAAAGATGGTATTCATTCAGGATCTGCCATGGGATTAATAGCTGGTGGAGGGTTAAGTGGATGGAATTTAATGTTTGACAAGAGAGGAGTATTAACTACTAATTCTGACGCTGTAGTAAGAAATGAAATACTAGGATTTAGAGAAAACGCTATTAAAAATGGGGAAACTCAAATATTTACTCACGAAGCTAGTCATGCAGAGTTTGGAGAAATACTTGGTTACGATTCTGAAGCATTTACTCCTTTAGCAGAGGATATTACGAAATATTTAAAAGCAACGCATCCTGATATATGGGAAGCTATAGTTGTAAGACGTGGTGGGAATATAGCCGCAGATGAGGTGGTAATGAACTTCTTGGAATATGTAGGTAAGGGAGATATAGATTTAAATAATAAACCCGGAGGATTAATGGGTGGGGCTTTTGGTTTCAATTTAAATAGTATTTTTAAAAAGAATAAGAAATCTGGCGTTGAATTTGATGGCGCAAATGATACTATTAAATATTTATATAATCTTGGTAAAGCTGTATCCGAAGGAAGAGTAAATAGAAAAATGATTAGTGAGTACAGAAAGAACGCTGTATTCAAAGGAATGAGAGATAATTACAATAAGGCTAAAAGACGAGCTGAAAAAGAAGCTAAAAAAGCTAAAGAAGCAAAAGGTATTAAAGATTTACAAAAATCTTTAAAAGACTTTAAATTCTCAGATACTAAAGAATATGACTCTGCTGCAGATATCCTTAAAGAATTAAACGAATTAGTTGCATCTAACAAAATCAAACCGGTTAAAAACTATAAAAATAGAATAAAAAAATTAACAGAAAGATTCCAACAATTAAAAAAAGAATCTGGAGTTGTGGACAAAGTTCCAGAATTTAAAGGTAAGATTGAAGATGAATCTAACGATGCTAGAAAAGACAGAGTTAATCTCATAGAAAGATCATTTAGAGGGAGATTAGAAAGTTTTCAAGGTGGTAAACCTATACAAGAAATACTTAAAGCTTATGAACATAAAATAGAAACTTTATTTAAAAAAGGAGGATATTTTGCGACAGATTCTTATCAAAGATTTGAAAGTTTTGGTGAAGCATTAAATGAGTTCACTGCTTTAGTTAATGTAGAATTGATGAAATCTATAAGAGCTTTTGATCCTGCTAAAAACGATGACTTCGACGCTTATATAATGAGTCCTACTATATTAACGAACAAAGTTAAGTTGGCTAATAAAAAAATAGGAGCCGAATCTAAAAATCAAGGATTTAATGTAGGATTAGAAGCCGCTAGTGGAGTAGCAGTTTCAGAAAATACTGCTATCCACGAGGTTGAATCTACTTTACGGGAACTGTTAGGGGTTAAGAAAACAGATCCATTTTATGGCGCAGCAATGATCGCTGTTCAAGATGTAATGCAAGAAGGTTTACCTAAATTTGAATATACTCAACGTAAGAAAAATGGAAAAGGGGAAACTGTAACTTTAGCTCAAGTTAAAAAAACTATGGCATCAAACCCTACAGGAGAGGTTAAAAGACAAGCTGAAAGAGATTTAGCAGGAATTTATCAAAATGTAAAATCTAATTTAGAAGGTAGATATCAAACAGCTTTAGACAAAGCTATTAAGAAAGAATTTTTAAATACTAAAAATTATGATTCATTCTTAAAGAATCACCGTGCTAAATTAATGAGAATGTTGGATATAAGTAATTTAGTTGCACTAGAGAGATTGGTAAAAGGAGATAAAATATTAACTAAAGTTGTTAAAAAAGATTTAAATCCTAAAGAAGTTTTAAAATACGAAGGAAGTGGTAATCTTAAAACTGCCACTACTACACAAGGTCCTACTTTATACAGTAGATTAAATCCAAGTGAGAAAGCGTGGGTGGATTTTTTTAATGTAAGAGGAAGAAAAGATGCTTTAGCTAAAATTCTATCTGCTCATTTAGGTTTAGATGCAACAATGCAAAACTTAACTAGTGAAAAAGTAGTTAATGATATAGCAGGGAAAAATCTTGAAATTAAAGAACAACTCGGAGAACAAGCTTTAAAAGATTTTGCAGCTGCTATAAAAAGAGGAACTTCTTTTAAATTCTCGTTAGCTGAAACAGCTGGTATGGAAGGAAAAATAGGAGAAGATTATAAAGCATTACAGTCAGCTCTTATTGATGCAATTATTAAAAATGGAGTAACAGATCGTACTTCAGTTAAACTAGCTGTTGATCAGGTGTTAGCAGATTCTAAGTTTAAACCTTATAGAACCCGTGTTAAAAATGTATTTGAAAAATTATTAAAACCATATCGCAAAGCCATAAGCCAAGAAGGAAATGTTGAAATTGATTTATTAGATTATATACAAAGTGTAGAATTTAATTTAGAAACTGAAACAATTGCTAGAAAATGGAAAACTGATCCAGCGTCTACATTGTTTTCTAATGAGACTATAACTAACGCTCAAAAGAAAGCAATGAATAGAGTAGCTGATGTAATGTTAGAAATCAATAATGGAGACGTTTTGGAAACTGCAACTCAGTTTTTTAGACACCAAGCTATGTTTCAAAATGGAACTAAAGTAAATACTCTTGATGCTAGAGGAATGCTATATGGAGATGTATCTCAAATGATAGATGAATTTTTTATGCCAAACTTTGGTATTGTAAAATCAGAAACTGTAGGAAGAGGAAAAGATAGAATAAGAACATTTGAAATGATAAATGGGGATGTGTTTAGCCATCCAGATCCAGCTATGCCTGTACAGGAAGTTAAAACATTCATGATTGATGGTAGTATTTCAAAAAAAGAACTAGACTATAGAGAGGAAATGGCTAAAAAGGCTTGGGACTTTTCTGTTAATATTTATAAAGCTGCTAAAAGTTTATATGATCAAGGAGGTTTTTCCAATACTAACATGGCAATGCTTATGACTGGTATGGGAGCGGGTATGCAAGGACCTATTAGAGCAGCTGCTCCATTTAGATATTCTCCGGTAAATCTAGAAAACGCTTCACTTACTACTAGACTTGTAGAGGGAATTTATTCACATCCTTTAACAGAAGTAAGAAAAGGAACAGGAACTTTTAAAGATGGAGTATTTACTACTAAAGACGCTGCTTTAGCCAGAAGAATTGTAGATAGCATAGATATGAGATTTACAGATTCCTATGTAGATGGAGTAAGTACAATAGATTTTACTAGAGATGCTTCTCGTACTACTAAAAATAGAGTAAGTAACCCGTGGAAAGAAGCTTCTGATTATAATAGAAAATCCATAAAAAAAATAATCAAAGAACAAACTAGTAAAAACTTTGAGTATGAGCATGGTATTCCCGCAAAGGCAATTAACTTAATGATAGTAGATGCGATTTTCAATCCTGATTCTAAAATTGATTTGAAAAAACTACAAGAAAGTTATGCAGTAGGAGCCGTACCAGTAGACATGAATACTAACATGAGTACTTTCTTTGGTGAACGAATGCAATTTGGATATCAAATAGGAGACATTGCTCCTCAACGTTGGTTTAATAGATTTACTAGAGGTGGTGCTAATTACGCAATGAAAGATATGCGTGCAGGAGGAGAAATATATGGGCAAGCAGAAGCTAAGTTATGGTCGAGTATACAAGAAGCTAATAAATTAAATAAATTTTCTTTATCTAACAATGTTGTTGGAATGGAAGAATTAAATTTAAATGAAAATGAAGTATTAGATTATGCTAGAACTATAGATGAAGCATTACATGTAGCAAGAGATCCTAATGCTCCTGTTAAAAAAATTAGAGTATTTGACTTTGATGATACATTAGCTAGAACTAAAAGTAATGTATTATATACGCTACCAGATGGTACTAATGGAAAATTAACAGCTGAACAATTCGCGCAAGAAGGTAATACGTTAGAAGATTTGGGAGCTAAATTTGATTTTTCTGAATTCAATAAAGTAGTAGATGGAAAACCTGGGCCATTACTGGATGTTGCAAAAAAGATACAAGATGCAAGAGGAACAGATGATGTATTTGTTTTAACAGCAAGAGCTATGGATGCTGCTCCCGCAATTAAAGAATTTTTAGATGCTATAGGATTAAATATACCAATAGATAATATTACTGGTTTAGGTAATAGCTCTCCTTTTGCTAAATCTAAATGGGTGATAGAAAAAGCTGCAGAAGGATATAATGATTTCTATTTTGCTGATGATCACACAAGTAATGTTAAAGCTGTTCAAGATGCATTAGATGTTATTGATGTAAAATCTAATGTCCAACAAGCTAAATTTAAATTTTCTAATAATTTAAATGAAGATTTTAATAACATTATAGAACATGCTTTAGGAATAGAATCTTATAAAGAATTTTCTAAAGCCAAAGCTAAAGTAAGAGGTATAGAAAATCAACGTGTAAGAATTCATCCATTTTCAGCTGAAGATTTTAAAGGATTAATGTATCCACTTTTAGGTAAAGGGAAAAAAGGAGATGCAGCATATAAATGGTTTGATGATCATTTATTTAAACCATTCGCAAGAGCAATGTCAGATATGGCAAGTGCTAAAGTTAATATGATGAATGATTTTAGGAAACTTAAAAAAGATTTGAACGTTCCTAAAACTTTAAAAAAGAAAAATCATACAGGATTTACTAATGAAAACGCAGTACGAACTTATATCTGGACAGCAATGGGTTATGATATACCAG